AAAGTAAGTCCTTGGATAAAGTTTGCTGATGATAGTATGTTTGTAATGGATATGGAAAAAGTTATAACGATGACTGAAATAACGGATGAAGATTTAATTAAAATGCATCAAAAGTTTGTTAGAGAGAGGAATAAAAAATCCAATAAAAGTGAACTGACCTCTAAAATGGGTTACTTATCCTCAATTGCTGATGCCAGAATATCTTTAGAGAAACTCTACAAATCTATTTAAAGATATAACTTATCTTCAACCCTAACAGAGTGATTATAGACACATTCTTTATAGTTGTCAACTATTGATGTTTTATGGTATGATAAGCACAGATAATAAGTTCTTTAGACTTTAACAAATGAATAAAACAAAGAAAAATCCACATTATGTAAATAATAAAGATTTCCACGATGCATTGATAAATTATAAAATCAAAGTAAATTCGGCAAAGGAAAAAGGTTTACCAAATCCAGTAATTCCAAATTATCTTGGTGATTGTTTTTTAAAAATTGCAACTCATTTATCATATCGTCCAAACTTTGTGAACTATATGTTCCGTGAAGATATGATTTCTGATGGTGTTGAAAACTGTGTTCAATATATTAATAACTTTGATGTAGAACGTAGTAATCCATTTGCTTATTTTACACAGATTGTTTATTATGCTTTCCTTCGTCGTATTCAGAAAGAAAAAAGACAAATGGAAATTAAAGAAAAAATTCTCGAAAAGAGTGGATTCGACCAAGTTTTTTCTGTAGATGGTGATGCATTTAGTTCTTCTGATTACAATACAATTAAAGAAAATATTCAAATTAAACTTTATCAATGAAAATTGGACTGATTACAGATACTCATTATAATTTCCGTAAAGCAAATAAATCGTTTCACGAATACTTTGCTAAATTTTATGATGAAATCTTTTTTCCTATATTAAAGAAAAACAAAATCAAAACAGTCATTCATTTGGGTGATGCTTTTGATAATCGTAAAGGTGTGGATTATTGGGCTCTCGATTGGGCAAAAGAAAATGTTTATGATAGATTTCAAGATTTAGGAATTACTGTTTATAATATTGTAGGAAATCACGATGCTTATTATAAAAATAGTAATGAAATTAATTCAATAGATACGCTTCTTCAACAATATTTTAATGTGGTTCGAGTTTCAAAACCAAAAGAATATATCATTGAAGGAATGAAAACAGTTCTTCTTCCTTGGATATGTACTGATAATGAAAAAGAAACTTTTGAACTTCTTGGAGAAACGGAAGCAAAAGTAGTTTTCGGTCATCTTGAACTGAATGGATTTACAGTTTATCCAGGACACGTTCATACAGAAGGACTAGATAAAAAAGTATTTCAAAAGTTTGATAGAGTTTATTCGGGACATTATCATACTCGTAGTGATGATGGTAAAATCTTTTATCTTGGAAATCCATACCAAATGTTTTGGAATGATGTAAATGATAAAAGAGGATTTCATATTTTTGATACGGATGATTATAAACTAGATTATTATCAAAATCCTCATACGATGTTTGAGAGAATTTATTATGAAAATAATAATCCAAAGGATTTTGATGCATCTTATTTGACCGATAAAATGGTTAAAATTGTTGTCCGTCAAAGAGATGATTATAAGATGTTTGATAAGTTTGTAGATTCAATAGTTAGAGTAAATCCATTAGAACTTAAAATTATTGAGAATATTGATGTCTATGATGAAGATGTAAATTGCGATGAAATTCCAACAGAGGATACGTTAAGTATTTTGGATAAATATGTGGAAGAGTCTGAATTTGAATTGGACAAAAATACGATTAAAAAACTCTTACGAGAATTTTATAAAGAAGCATTGGAAGTAGAATAATGTTTTTACTCACTATCGCAGAAAAAGAAGAAGAAGGTGCATATGCAGTAACGGATGCTAATGGTGAGAAGGCATTATATTTTTTTGAAGAAGAAGATGATGCAGAAAGATATGCTGGACTTTTAGTTGCTGAAGATTACCCAGAAATGACTGTGGTAGAAGTTGATGATGAGATGGCTATAAAGACTTGTGAGATGTATGGATATAATTATGTTATAATTACCCCAAATGAATTTGTGATACCACCAAGAGATTATGATACTATTCAAACAAATCGCATATCGTAATTTTCTTTCTTCTGGAAATCAACCAACAGAAATAAAATTTACAGATACGCAAACTACATTAATTGTTGGTGCAAATGGTTCAGGGAAGAGCACAATGTTGGATGCTCTTTGCTTTGGATTATTTAATAAGGCATTTCGTAAAATCAATAAATCTCAATTAATTAATTCAACCAACGAAAAAGAATGTTTGGTTGAGATTGATTTTAGTATTGGAACAAAAGAATATAAAGTTAAAAGAGGTATTAAACCAAATATTTTTGAGATTTGGATTGATGGTGTTTTGCAAAATCAAGCAGCAGCATCTACAGACCAGCAAAAACAATTAGAAGATAGTATTTTAAAATTAAACTATAAATCATTTACTCAAATTGTAATTCTGGGTAGTGCTTCATTTGTACCTTTTATGCAGTTGTCTACCGCAAATCGTAGAGAAGTTGTAGAAGATTTATTGGATATTAAAATCTTTTCTGCAATGAATGCAGTAATTAAAGATAGAATTAAAAATACAAATGACAAAATTAAAGAACTTTCTTTGAAACAATCGATGACTGAAGAAAAGGTCGAGATGCAAAAAGAATTTATCGAGAGTATTGAAAAAAGTGGTAAAGAAAATATAGAAAAGAAAAAAGATAAAATCACTTCTATTACCACTTATATCGACCAATTAACAGCAGAGAACGTACAGAAGTTGGAGGAAGTATCAAATACTCTTCAACCTCAATTAGAGAACCTTTTGGACGCATCTAAGAAACTAAAACAACTTTCTAATTTGAAGGGTAAGATTTCCGAAAAAGTATCAAGTATCACAGAACAGCACAAGTTTTTTAATAATAATTCGGTATGCCCTACTTGTACTCAAACTATTGAAGAAGAATTTAGATTAAATAAAGTTAATGAATCTGAAACCAAAGCAAAGGAACTTCAGCAAGGTTATAATGAACTAAAATATGCAATTCAACAGGAGGAACAAAGAGAACGTGAATTTAATGTCGTTTCAAAAAATATTAGTTCTTTAAATAATGAAATTTCTAACAACAATGTTAAAATTTCCCAACTTAATAAACAATCAAGAGACCTGGAACAGGAAATTCAAGACATTGCCAACAAAATTAAAAATAGAAATACTGAAAGAAAGGTATTAAATGAATTGGAAAAAACTTTAGATTCAATTCAAACAGAAAAGGCAAAACATAAAGAAAATGTTTCTTATTTTGACTTTGCACATTCACTAATGAAAGATGGTGGAATTAAAGGTAAAATTATTAAAAAGTATCTTCCACTTATGAATCAGCAGATTAATAAGTATCTGCAAATGATGGACTTTTATATTAATTTTACTCTTGATGAAGAATTTAATGAAAAAGTAAAATCTCCTATTCACGAAGATTTTACTTATGAAAGTTTTAGTGAGGGAGAAAAAATGAGAATCAATCTTGCAATTTTGTTTACTTGGAGAGAAATTGCAAGAATGAAAAATTCAGTCAATACTAATCTTCTTATTTTGGATGAAGTGTTTGATAGTTCTTTGGATTTTATGGGAACAGACTATTTTACAAAAATTATTAAGTATGTTATAAAAGATACTAATATATTTGTGATTTCTCATAAAACAGACGAATTGATTGATAAATTTGACAAAGTTATAAAGTTTGATAAAATTAAAGGATTTAGTAAGGTAGTATTATGATTGGAATTGTGGGTAATGGATTTGTTGGAAATGCAGTTTATCAAAATCTAAGAGATAAGATAACTTGTAAAGTTTTTGATGTTGATAAAAATAAATCATTCAACACATTGAATGAAGTATTGGAACAAACATTTATTTTTGTTTGTTTACCAACTCCAATGAAATCGACAGGAGAATGTGACCTTTCAATTTTAAATAGTTTTTTTGAAAATTTGCCAAAAGTTGTTGATGGTATCTTTGTTATTAAATCGACGGTTCCAATTGGAACAACTAAAAAATATTCTAAAAAATATAAAGTAATTCATAATCCAGAATTTTTAACTGCTAGAAATGCTGTTGAAGATTTTAGAAATTCTGAAAGAAATGTTGTTGGTGGAGATAAAAATCTTTGTCATCAATTTGCAAATTTCTTTAAAACTATATTTCCAGAAATTCCAAGTGTTATAACTAGTTCCGATGAAAGTGAAGCAATTAAATATTTTGCAAATAGTTTTCTTGCTTGTAAAGTGGCATACTTCAATAAAATGTATGACCTATGTGAAGCAGTAGGTATGAACTATAATATTATTTGCGATGGTGTTACCTCTGATAGTCGAATTGGAAAATCTCATACACAAGTTCCTGGTATTGATAATGATCGTGGATTTGGAGGCACCTGCTTTCCCAAAGATTTGAATTCTTTGATAGTTCAGATGGAAACGCATGGGGTGGATGCAGATATGCTAAAATCAGTTTGGTCTTATAATCAAAAAGTTCGAACACTCATGGATTGGTCCGTTACTTAAAATAATTGACTAACCTTTGGATCTTTGATATGATTGATGAAGGTAAATGTGCCTTTTTATGAATTATTCTGAATTTACTATTATTATGCCCGAAAATAAAAATGCTAATGGTTTCTGGAAATATAATGAAGATAAAATCCTGAAACAACTTGAAGATTACATTTCTGGTACTTATAGTCAACACTATGTTGATAGAACTGGTGGTGGAACAGAACAAACACTTGATAAGATTAAACATAATCGTCGTGAAGGATTTTGTGCTGGCAATGTAACTAAGTACATTGATCGTTACGACACCAAAGGAACACCAAGAGCAGACTTGTTTAAAGTTTTGCACTACACTATTCTTTTGATTAATCACCTCAATCTCGTTGAAAACAAGTCAAACTAAAATCTCAAACTATGAAACTTTCTGAGTCTACTATTACTATTCTAAAAAACTTTGCTTCAATCAATCAGTCTATTTTGGTTAAATCAGGTTCTAAACTTCGCACAATTTCGGTAATGAAGAATATTCTTGCTGAAGCAGAAATCAAAGAAGAATTCGCAAAAGATTTTGCAATTTATGACCTAAACCAATTTCTAAATGGATTGGGGTTACATCAAGACCCAGACCTTGATTTTGAAAATGATTCGCACGTCATTATTCGTGAAGGAAAACGTCGTGTAAAATATTTCTTTGCTGACCCAGAAGTGATTGTGTCACCACCAGAAAAAGAAATTTCACTTCCTTCTAGTGATGTTTGTTTTCAACTAGAACACTCGCAACTCGATAAACTCATTAAAGCAGCAGCAGTTTATCAACTTCCAGACCTTTCTGCTGTTGGTGAAGCAGGTGTTATTCGTTTAGTTGTTCGTGATAAGAAGAATGATACTTCTAATGAATACTCCATTGTGGTTGGTGAGACAGATAAAGAATTTACTTTCAACTTTAAGGTTGAGAACATTAAGATTATTCCTGGTTCTTATGACGTGGTTGTGTCAGAAAAACTTCTGTCCAAGTTCACAAACGAACGTTATAATTTGACCTATTATATTGCTTTGGAACCAGACTCAAGTTTCTCTTGATTTTTTATTTTATATTATGAATATTTTTGTGACTGATGAGTGTCCAGTTCTTTCTGCTGCGTCACTTCCAGACAAGCATATTGTCAAAATGCCATTAGAAACCTGTCAAATGGTCTCTGTTATTTTTTCTAAATGGTATTATAACTGGGGTACTATTCCCAAAAAGGATGGAACCCCCTATAGTACTGAAAAAGGAGCATTTAGAAATCATCCTTGTACTGTTTGGGCAGCAGAGAGTTATGAAAACCTTGCTTGGTTAATTAGGCACGGATATGCTCTTTGTAATGAGTATCGGCATCGTTATGGTAAAATTCATTCTTGCTTTGATAGTCTTCAAGAAGCAGAAGTTATCTTTTTGAATAACTCACAAGAAAGTCTTGAAATTTATAAGAATGTAAAATCTTTTACTCGTGCTATGCCTGATGAGTACAAACTTGATGATAGTATTGATACACCAACAGCATATCAAAAGTATGTTGCGTCTAAACCTTGGGTTGCATCTAATTATCTTCGTATTCCACAAAGAAAACCCGATTGGGTAGCATAATTATGAAAAATCCTTGGAAGACACTTATTGCTAAAGCAAAAACTGCTGCTCGTCCTGGGCAAGAAAAGAAAAATGGAATTAAAAGAACAGAACCTTTAGATGTTACTATTGATGAGATTTATCTCATCAAACAATTTAATAAACAAAATGGCAAGTGCTATTGGACAGATTTTCCAATAGATCCATATGGTGTCTATGAAAAAAATAATCCATTATCTCCAAGTCTAGAACGACTTAATGAATATGATGGATATGTTCCTGGTAATGTTGTTATTGCTTTAAGGTTATTTAATTTGGGCAGACAACGTTGTCCTGAAGAAAAATTTAAAACACAAATTAATCAACTTAAACAACACTTTCAGGGAAAATATTCTTTAGTTTCCTTAGAAAATTATTTTTGAATTTAACTATGTATCGTGATGATTTTATTTGGGTCGAGAAATATCGACCAAAGACTATTGAAGATTGTATTCTTCCAGAAAATATTAAGAAAACATTTAGTGATTTTCTAAATAAAGGTGAAATTCCAAATTTGCTTCTTGCTGGTCCTCCTGGTGTAGGAAAGACAACAGTAGCAAAGGCATTATGTAATGAGTTAGGAGTAGATTATTATGTCATTAACGGATCTGACGAAGGACGATTTTTGGACACGGTACGGAACCAAGCAAAAAACTTTGCTTCGACCGTCTCACTTCAAGGAACTGGTAAACATAAAGTCATCATTATTGACGAAGCAGATAACACAGGAAACGACGTACAACTCCTTTTACGGGCTAATATTGAGACGTTTTATAACAACTGTCGATTCATTTTTACCTGCAACTATAAAAACAAAATCATCGAACCTCTCCACTCCCGATGTGCAGTTGTTGAGTTCAGTATCAAAGGAAAAGAAAAAGCCCAGTTGGCAGGATCCTTTTTCAAGCGTTTACAGAACATCTTGGATGAAGAAAGTATCAAATATGATCCAAAAGTTCTTGCCGAACTAATTAATAAACATTTTCCTGATTGGAGGAGAGTTCTTAATGAATGTCAAAGATACTCTGTTGGTGGTGAGATAGATAGTGGTATTCTTGCATCTTTTTCTGATGTTGCTGTAAATAATCTCATTACTTACCTTAAGGATAAAAACTTTTCTGAGGTTCGAAAGTGGGTGGTCTCCAACTTGGATAACGATCCTTCTGTCATTCTTCGCAGGGTTTATGACACCTTGTATGATTGCCTTTCACCCCAAACTATCCCTGCTGCCGTTCTTATTGTTGCTAAGTATCAATACCAAATTGCGTTTGTGGTTGATCAAGAAATTAACCTTTTAGCAGCATTAACTGAAATTATGTGTGAATGTTCCTTTAAATGACATATGAACTGAAAGATTGGTTGAATTCAATCAATCAAACTAAAAAGAATATTATGGATGAAGACTCTTCCTCCATAAAGGAGTATTCTCCTTATATTATTAATAGATGTTTATCAGGGCATATTGATTGTTTAATGTATGCAAATGAGATGAATAAGTTCTCCTCATTGGATAAAAAACTTCAATATGATTTTTTTATAAATATAATCAGGAAAAAGAAGAGATTCTCTCCTTGGTTAAAACAAGAAAAAATCAAAGACCTTGAAGTAGTTAAATCTTACTATGGTTATAGTAATGAGAAAGCAAAACAAACTTTGAAAATTCTAACAAAAGAACAACTCGATTTTATAAAATCAAAACTTGAAACTGGAGGAACAAAATGAGTGTTGTTAATGAACCTATTGTGATTTGGACACCAG